ACCTTGATTTACTACAATAGATTTTTTGATATTTTCTTTTTTATCGTTAGGTAATCGTTTGCTTGTTTTAAGGTCTTGTGCTAATAGTTTATTTGTTTGCTCTAAATTTCTAATTAACATTAATGTTTCAAATGGTGTATTATCTTCGTTTACTATCGATTCTCTATGAGGAGCTTTAATTGAATGGTTTTTTTTTATATTAGAAAGTGATTGTAAAGCGTTTTTCAATCTATCACTAAACAATTTTTTTTGTTCAGTTGATTTGGTTGCAGATATTTTATCTCTTAATACTTTAATTCTATTATTAAGGTTTTGAATTTTTTCACCGGTATTTGGTGCTTCGTTTACTGATTCGTTTGAGTCACCATATTCGTGATAATTTCCAGATGCTTGAGAAATTAAGTTTTCTGCTTTAGCTATATGGTCTTGAATCCAAGCTGGGATTTGTTTTTCATCCTCACCCATTTTAGCTTTCAATTCAGTAGCCATCTTAATAATGATATCTATTGAATTATTTGCCATAGAAACTTCGTGGTCTTCACCTTCACCTTCTTTAATGAATGCTGTTGCAAACGGATTAGAAATTACTTTACCCATTTCAAATTTACCAAATGCTTTTTGAGATACCAACCCTCCTAAACGAATCATAATTATTTCTTTTTATTACCTAATCTTTCTTGCATTGTATCAGTAGAGATATCTGCAATTTCATAATAACGATTTAAGATGTGACCCATATCTTCGTATAAAGAATGTAATCTTTCATCCATTGCTTTTGCTTCTAATGCAAACTTATCAAATGATTTACCCATCTTATCCAACTCAACCATATTTCTTTTTACAGTCACAGCATCGAACCAATCACCACTTTCTCTTAATGTCATTTCTTTTGCAGCCTCAACAATCGCACCTAAAGTATTTGCAACCTCAGTCATATCAGATTGTCTTTTCATTTGGTCTTGAAAAGTGTTGTAAGTAGAAATAATTTCTAAGAAGTGTTTTTTAACTTCAGTAGATAGTTTTCTATCTTCTAAGTTTTCAGCTAAGCTGAATTTACCATTTACTATCTTTACTTCTTTCAAGTTAGTTTTACGGATATCATTGTATGCTTTCGCTACCGTAGTTCCTTTATTACCATCAACTTTTAAGGTTATCTTATTGTTGTGTACAAAATCGTATATATCAAAATTGTTTGCCATTATTATGCTATTTCAGTTATTATTTCTCTCATTAAATCCTGTGCTTTACAGTATTCACCACAAACATCAGTTCCTATTTGTTGTAAACCTCTATTAACAGATTCGTTTACAGGTACCATAAATGCACCATGTGTTGATGGGTTTGAAACAAAGTCCCAACCAATCAATTCAAAATCTTCAGCTACTTCTACCTTATTTGCACCTAAAGGTTTAGTTGAACCCATTCCTCTAGATGAAATACCCAATAGGATACCAGCTTTTAATAGTTCTTTAAGTATATTACCAGATGGAGTAGATAAAACCTCAACAGTTCCACATAAGTCATCACCATCCCACCATATTTCTCTAATATTGTGTGATACATTCTTTAAATTAATTACAGTAGAATCCGGATGGTCTAATTCACCCAATGCTCTACGTTCTTTAATAAATGTTAAGTATTTCTCAGCTTCTCTTTCTAATATAGGCTTTGGATAAACTCTACCATTCTGATTTTCGGCACCAGCTCTTTGTAAGACACCTTTAACAAGGGTTCTTCCACCTTCATCTTCTTGTACCTTAGCCTCAAATAATTTTGTTTCTATTAAAAGTCCTTTCATTATATATTCTTATTTCTTTGATTCCATTTTGCTTCTAATCTTATTAGCAATAGTACCTAATTGAGTTTTATCAACACCTAAACTATCAACTACTTGTGCAACTAGTTGTAATTTTTGTTGTGGATTTAATTTAGCATCTTTAATTTTATCAATTGCCAATTCTAATTTTTGTTTAACGGCTGATGGAATTATCGCTTTTGGTAACTCTGCCGAAATATTTTCATTTTTTTCGCCTTTACCATTCCAAGCAGTATCTACTTTATTAAAGAATGCTTTCTTTTCTTCATCAGACATGTCATTAATACCTTTACCTGCTTTTTCTAATGCTTTAGCAAAAAACGCTTGATATTCGTTTTCCTCTACCATTACTTCTTTAACTAATTCTTTTAGTCTTGATTTTGTAATTGATGCGTTCATATTATAATGTTCTAATTTTTTCTGAAAGATTCATTAACCTTTCTTTGATTTTATGTAAACTTTTGTGTGTTCTTTTATAGTAATCATCTCTTTTAACTCCATTCTCATTCTTTATCTTAGAATACCAGTTAACAAATTTCTCTACCTCACCTAATTGTTGTTTGATAGATGTCACACCTTTACTCATTTTAGCTTTAGGGGATGCATCTCCGTTTTTAATATCTAACCAACGATTTTCAGCCAAATGTAAATTCTTCTCAGCTAATTCCATACCACTAATAACTGCAATTTCTGCACCTGGTTCTTTTTTAGCTGCTGTTGGTTTTTCTTTTTCTTGCTTTAGATTTAGTATTTTTGTTTCTTCCAAATCATCAACAACAGTTCCACCGGTTATACTAGCCAATCTATTATTTTTCTTTTTAGTTTGACCGGGCTTTGCAAATGCGTTTGGTGTATCGTATCCAGCAACATTAGCCGTTACAGACATTTCATCCAAAGTTTTTTGAATATGTCTTTCTCTAATATATTTACGAATGACTTCTTTTAATCTTGCTTCCATTATTTTACTTTAGATTTAAGTTCTTTGATTAGCTCATACGAAAGCATAATTGATGAAACTTGCGAATCAGATACAGTCTTTCCAATTTTCATTTTATCTAAAAGTGAAATGGTTTCTGCTAATTTGATTTGTGTAACTTTATCTTTTAATTTTGTTTTAATACCGTTTAATTCAGTAATTATAGTTGGTAATTGCACACCAACGTAATCTTTAAATTTACTAGTATTAGTAATGTTGTTTATATATTCTTTCAACAAATTCTTTTGAGATTCATTAAGATTTGTATATTTTTTGTTAAAAGTTTCAACAAGAATCTTATAAGTTAACATTCTTAAATCTTTATCTTGTTGTTTATACGTTTCAATCAATCTATTTTCTTCGTTTGGTTGAATTGTTTGAGCGGGCTTTGATGTAATGTTTTCGATTAGGGTAATCTTTGAATTAAATATATCTTTAATATCATACCCAGCTGTTCTTTTAGATTCAAATACTTTATATATAGATGCTAATGTTTTATAATTAGAAATAGGGGATGATAGGAATTGCTCAATTTCAAATTTTTCTGAAATTTCCTTAATAAGATTGAATTTTTCTTTAGAAAGTGTAATGTGATTTAGCTTATTATGCGCATCACATACGGTTTCTACCAATCTATCCGCTTTTGTTTCAGAACTATACTTTTCTTTTAACAATATATCATAAAGACGTAATTCTTTGTTTAACTCCGTATTTGGAGAAAAGAATTCTCTTAAGATATTCTTTGCGTTTTCAGTCTTATCGCCATTAAGAACTTCCAATGTTATTTGTCTTACTAATAATTCAAATAACACTCCAGTATTCTTAAATTTGGAATGTTTTATTTTTTTCATTTACTTACCCTATATTTATTCTACCCTATAAACTAACACATATAAATATAAACAAATTTTTCTTTATCAAATTTTAGTATCATCTAATAGATTTTTTTCATCAAGCATACCCGCTTTTTCAATTAAAACTTGTTTTTTTGATGAAATTCCGTTTATATATTCTCTTGCTAGCTTCTTAGCGTTTGTGTTTAGTACTCTATCCTCTCTTTTTCTCTCTTTCTCATTTTCTTTATTACCCAATGGGTCTCTACCATATGGATGTTTATCTTTACCATAAGTATTACCTTCTTTAGGTCTACCAATTCCTCTGTTTAATTCAATTTCAGTTTTTAATTTACCAATTTCTTCTTCCACATTTTGTTGTTCTGGTGGATTTGCTGGGTCTTGTCCTTGTTGTTCAATTGAATTATGTCTAAATCTATCTTTAAGGTCTAAGACTACTTTAGCTCTTTCCACATCCACCTCATCTTCTGATAGTCCGAATACATTATGATAAGCCCAATCCGAAGATAACATATTAAGTGCTTTTACATCAGATGCTAATCTTACTTTCTCAGACCACAAATTAACCTTCTCTTGCTCATAGATTGTAGATGCGTTGGTTAAAGTTAATTCAAAATTAGTCATTTCAGAATCCTCAATACCTTGAGCTGCTAAATGTACAATTGCTATTTTAGTTAATTCACTAACAACTGTTCTTTGAATCCTTTCGATGGTTCTAGCAAAACGAACATCTTCTGCCGCCAAAGTAGCTTTACCATTAACGTTCTCATCATATGATAGATACGCTTTTGGAACTCTTAATGCTGCAAATAATTTATTTTTTAAGTAATCAATATCTTCAATAGCTGCGTATTCTAACCCTTGTAGGTTATCAATAGTTGTTCCACTATCACTACCACGTACCGGTAAGAAAAAATCTTCAGTAAGGTTTTGTATATTGTATTTTAAGTTGTAATCACCAGTATCTTTATTAACAAATGGAGTTTTCTTCATTTTGTTAATAATCTTTTGCATATAGTTATCCACTTCTTGTGGTGGGATGTTACCTATATCAATTTTAAACACTCTTTTTTCAGGTGCTCTCATAATACGATGAATTAACATCGCATCTTCCATAAGGGATAATTGTTTCCAAATTCTCCTAGCTCCCTCTACCATTGATTTACCATATGGAAGAAAGTTCGTATCAGATAACATTCTAAAGTGAGCCATTTCATACTGCTCATACTCTTTTTTACCAACACGGTCCATTTCAACCTTATACTTTACATAATCAGGATTATTAGGGTCACTACCTTCTAATCTTTCTACATTATAAATTGAATGTGGGGCTACATTGATAATACCTTTACCAGGCATAATTTCTAATGCTATAAAAGCATCACCATATTTTACTAAATTTCTAATCCAAGGCCATAAATTAAATTCTATGTTCATTATATCATAGAATAAATTATGTAGCATATCTCTTACATTCTCATTTGTAGATTTGATTTGAAGAACATCACCATATTCATTCTTAGTGGTAGATTCATCCGCATATATATCAAGAGCCGAACCAATGATTGGGTCTGAATCCATTGCATCATAATCTCTAAAAAGTTCTCTACGAACTTGATGATACGCCATTGATTGTGCTCCTGCACTATTATCATAAAAAGAGCGTTGTAATTTTGTATATCTATCTCTAAGATTTACAAAGTTTGTGCTTTGTTGGCGTTCTTCAGTATCAACAACCGTACGCTTACCATCTTTATCAACGGTTACAATTGCGTTTGTTGAAAATAATTTCTTTAACCTACCAAAAAAACTTCTATCATCCAATTCTTGTTCTGCCATAATTTATTTTACCATTTACGGCAACTCCAATAGTTTGCCTTTGTTCTTGGACCCGGATTATCACAATTCATTCTTGCTCTAAATGATTTTCTAGCAGCAGGATTATCTTTTTTAATTACCATTCCTTTTTGTCCGAAGTTTACTTTAATAATTTTACCAGTTTTAGGATTCTTTACATATACCTTAAACTTCTTAACATCACCTTGTGTTGGTTTACCTAACTTCACTTCTCTACCCTTATATTCTGCTTCATAAACACAATTACAATTTGCTTCTTCTAATTGAGTTGAATATCCTTTTAAGAAGTTTATGAAATCATCCATATCTTCTTGCTCAAC